TGGGAATGGATGCTTTTAAAAAGCGTTACGAGGATTTACAAAGACTTGTCATTAGTTATGATGAGGGAAAGTTAGATCTGTCCATAAAAAACCCAACACTGAATCAATGGGCAGCAAAAATTGACAAGCTCTTTCCCAAGTACATGTTTTATGTTGACAGTTATACGTTGGCTGATAAAGGTGTTTGTAAGGATAGGAAAATTTGGATTAATAAAGATTTGGCAAAACATGGTGATTTACAATTCTTATTGAATAATGATCATTACAAGCCATCTTTTGAATATCAAGAAACATTTAATTTTATCTCATCAGATGAAATTAGTATATTCACAGACGGAACGTTCACACCGTCTGCGATTTACATTTCTTACATGAGATATCCAATCTACATTGATAAGACAGGGTATATCAAGTTTGACGGAGAAGCATCAATAGATGTGGATTGTGAACTTGAAACCTATCTGGAAGATGAGTTAGTCGATTTAACCGTCCAGAATCTTGCAATGTACACAGAGAATGCATCTGCGGTACAAAGTGCCCAGTTCAGAATACAAACAAATGAATAAACAAATTTAATCACACAAAAAATGGCTGATTTCTCATTAACCACCCTTTTTGTAGTTCCAGTAGGCCAAACTGCGTTGCCTAGCTCTGGTTCTACACAAGATCTCATCGCAGGTCAGGTTGGTCTTTACAGAAACGACTATAGTGTGGCTACAGCTGCAAACATTGCTGCTGCACCATACTTTTATGTAGCCCAAGGTAGAGCTAACACTTACCTTCAAGGCTCTAAGCGTTCTGATAAGATCAAAGGCTGTCCATCTGGTGCAGGTTGCTCATCTAACATAACTGAATGGTACAAGGTATCAGGTTGTGGAATTCCTGCTGTACAAATCACTGATGTAAGTGGTTGGAGTGTACAGTGTGGAGATTCTGTAACTTTGACACTACGTGCTCACTCAAGCTACTTGGACACATTGTATTTCAATGGATTTACACGTTCAGTAACTGTTCAAGCTCCTTGTTGTGACTGTGGTGCTGACCCTTGTACTGATGTTGATGTTCCTGCTTTGATTGATCAGTTCATTGCGAAACTTTCTTTACAAGCACCTGGTATCAACCCAGACAATATTACATTTAGCGATTTCTACACATTCCAAAGAATTGGTAACAACGCTTCTGCTGTTCTTCGTATTTCTGGTAAACCTCTTACTAAATATGGACAGCCTTGTGATATTGCTGCATTCCCTTGGGAGTATGACAGAATGTGGTTCCGTACCTTTGTTTATCAAGGTCCAGCTACCACTGCTGACTTCATCGTTGTTGACAATTGTGATACTGTTGCTGCTGCAGTTGTTGTTCAGCGTTCTTCTTATCCAACTGGTACAGCAGAAGAGATCGCTCAACTTGAGAAGAATTTCTACAGCTATCAGGCTGGTTATCTGAAGCATTTGTACAGAATGCAGGGTTACAACCCTAACTTTGAGAGCTATGTATCAACTGGTACCATTTATGATACCTTCTACATCAAGTTCAATGAGTACAACAAGTCTGAATATCAGTGGGGTGATTACAATCACGAAGACAGTATGATAATCCTTGCTGTTCCTAATGCTGACACTCCAGGTAATGCTGGTATTTCTGCTGCAGTTCAAACTGTACTAGTAGCTGCTCTTGGTGCTGTAGTTGATAACAATGTTTGTATCACTACTACTACAACAACCACTGAAGAGCCACCTTCTACCACAACTACAACAAGCACACTGATTCCATAATCAGGAGGTAGTAGCGTTTCAATTTACACAAACCTATGCCAGAGGAGAGGATTAGTTCTCAATCCTCTGGCATTTTTCATATAACAGCCATGCCAGACTTAAAGCTTGATATATTAGTAATCCCTACGTACAATACATTGACGCTTGGAATTGCTGACGCTTCTACCTATCCAACAGATCCTCCGAGTGTATCGGCACCATCTATTGAGATTAATGTTCCTAATTTTGGAATTGTGATACTACCATTTAATGTTAATGAGTTGAATATCTTTTCATCTTCTAACTTGGGCATCACTCCTGTAGGAACAAATGACCCTTTACCAGATGGAATTTATTTCTTGAAGTACACAGTTGCTCCAGCGCATATTAACTTTGTTGATAAATCTATAATGCGTGTAGATAGACTTCAAGAAAAGTTTGATGGGGCATTTATGAAACTTGATATGATGGAATGTGACAGAGCAATTAAAATTCAAGCTAAGGTGGAACTTACCACCGTGTCATTCTTTATCAATGGAGCTATTGCTGCTGCAAACAACTGTGCTACAGTTGAGGCAAATAGGTTGTATCTTCAAGCTGATAAATTTCTAAACAATTTTATTCGACAGAATTGTGGTTGTTCAGGAAATAATTATGCAACAGTAACAACATACTATTGATATGGCACAATGTAATAACTGCAAAACCAGTGTTGGTTGTGGGTGCAATTTGAAAGAGGGTTTATGTTCTTATTGCTATGCAGAAATGAAAAAGCAACTAATCGTTAATCCTAAACCTGAAGAACAAAATGTTGAGTCCAAGACTGACCAATTGTCCAGAATGTGGTGATATACCATCATTATTAGAAGACGTTGAATGTAAGATTACAGAGGTTGCTAAGAATCTTTACAACAACACTGTATTCGCATTAAATATGCCTGTTCCATTTGACGTAATGACTGATCTGTTAAATTACAGACGAATTCTTCAGTACAAATACTGCAATCCAAATTATGTCAAAGCCTTTACAGTTAATATGATTGCCAGTAAAATCAAGATTTTAAAATACAAATAATATGTCCTGCTCAAACTGCTTTAATGGATGCACTGAGATAATTTCTGATCAGTGTGTTAGATATACAGGGATTGATATCCCAGCTCTTGATATCACAACAGGTGAAACACTTGCCAGTGTAGAATCAAAAATTGTAACATACATTACTAATCTAGCAACTGGTGAAGGAATTATTCCTGTTATTGATCCAGAAGATTTGTGTGCATTAGTGTCAGGATTTCTTCCTGAGTCAGGAGACATCACACTTAATCAGATTCTGTCAGCTCTTATACAGTCTGTTTGTAGTTTAAAGACAGATGTTGATGCAATCAATGCTACGTTAACAACACTCAATGCTGATTATACAATTGGATGTTTGACAGGTGTAACAGCAAGCTCTGACACACATGATGTCCTACAGGCTGTCATTACTAAGCTTTGTGCCACAGATGCTTCATTAACAGCATTCATTCAGAATGTAACAACCAACTATGTAACAATTTCCAGTTTGAATGGAAGGATTCAACAATACATTGATAGTCCAAGCTACACACCTCCACCAACTACTTATTACAGGGACAAGATGGTTCCTTACGTAGCTTATGAGTATTATGTTCCTTCTCTCACTGGTCAGTTTGATTTAACTGGTGCAGGAATTGGTGCATGGAGTCGAGTGTTTTTGTGTAATGGAAACAACGGTACTCCAGACAAAAGAGGACGTGTAGCAGCTGGAACAACAGACGGAAGCATGTTAGGACTGGCTCTTCCAGCAGCAGTGAATCCAGCTGTACCAAATTCTGGTAATCCAACATACACACTTGCAGGAATAGCTGGTGCCAATAGTGTTATTCTTGGACCTACACAAATCCCACCTCACACTCATACAGCAACAGCTACATCAACAGCTGATCCTCATTCTCACTTCATTGCTAAAGTTGGTGCACAAAATGGAGATTTAACAGCATTCTCTCCTCTTGATACTGAATGGGATGCAGATGATAAATTTGCATACAGACTTAAACAAACATCAGGAACTGCTGCTGTAGGACCTACAAGTGCATCAACTGTTGTTGTAAACACAAGTGTAGCTATTTCAGAAACAGGAGGAGGTTTAGGTCATACAAACGTACAGCCTACAATAGGAGCATATTTCATCATGTACATTCCATAACATCATGCCATTCAACGCCAATTGCCCAGGATGCGGATCATCTGACCCATGTGGTTGCAGTGATCCATACAGCGATAAAACAGCTTCTACTGATGTAAAGTACACAGGACCAAATCTTCCTGCTACAGGAATCGCAACGTGTGATGATCTCAGTGTAGCTCTACAGAAGATCGATTATGCAATTAGTCTTCTTCAGGAATGTTGTCAACCTACAACAACTACCAGTACGTCTACGAGCACAACTACTACAACGGCTACTCCTACAACTACTACTACTACAAGTAGCACTACTGTTGCTCCTGCAACTACTACCACTACTACATCTAGTAGTACAAGTACGACAACAACAACTACAATAGCTCCTGAAACTACTACGACAACAACTACTGTTGCTCCTTTAACAACTACCACAACTACTACAACTACTGAGCCTACAACAACCACAACTAGTACCAGCACTAGCACCAGCACTAGTACAAGTACAACAACTAGTACCACTACTCTAGGATATAGTACATTTACAATATATAGAGATGAAGTGGGTACAGGATGGCCAAGTAGTGGAGATGCTTGTACTGCTACAGCTACAGGTTTTATTCAATTGTATGCTAATCCAGCAGCTACGACTTTTGAAAGTTTGTACACTAATGGATATGCGTTGTACACAAATACAGGATTGACTACTGCGTATGTGGGAGGATCTCCTGATAATTGGTATAAAACTCAAAATGCTCCTGGTGGAACATCGATTAGAATTGATAATGTTGGATTTATTGATAACGCAATTGTAATCTGTTAATAATGATAATTTACATACTGTTAACCACACCACTTACTGATGCAGGACCATTCAATCTCTATTCAGATATTGGTGGTTATGTTTTTCCATTTTCAATGGGTGTTAGTAAAGCAACCTTATTGGGAGGATATTCTGTTATTGCTCCAAATGGAACAACGATTGTAAGATTAGTGAGTGTGGGAGAATGTACAAATTATATTGATGTTGCAGTTGGTGGAGGACCTATTCCTACAACAACTACTACTAGTTCAACAACAATTAACCCTTTCTTGAATGCTTGGTATTATGGAAAATATAACTCTCCAGGAGGTGTAGTTTCTATTCCAGATGAGAATAATATTGATATTTCAACAGGTACAGTTGTAACAACTGTCAATCCTGCTGGACCAATTCTAATTCCTTTTAATTCAGCAACTGATGATTTCTTGTGGTTTGCAATTCCTGTTTCAGCTGGAACAAAATCCAATTGGTTTGTGACAACATTAAATCAAGGACTAGTCGCAGGTCCAGCTACATATTATGGAAATCTATTTCCAGATCCAGTAATGGTAAATTACAATGGTATAGATCTAAATTTATACATCAGTACAGGTAGAACAAATGTTACACAAATGACAATCAGCTAAAATGGCAATAGAATTTAATGATAACATCCATATAAAAATTAATAGGCCCACAGACTTTCGTTTTGGACCATTTAGTGATATTAATCAAGCAAACTCACTCATCCCTATTGCCCAACGTTATCATGGATTAATTTTTGGCATTTATACAACTCCTCTTGACATTGCTAACAGTGATGTAGATTTTTATTATTACTATGATGGATTAACTGACGTTGACTACTTACCATTTTCAGGTGGTACTTCTGGAACATCAGGAACATCAGGTAATAACGGAACGTCAGGTATAAGTGGGACCGACGGTACAAGCGGTACTAGCGGAATTTCTGGAACATCTGGCACAACAGGTACCAGTGGTACTTCTGGTGTCAATGGCACAAATGGTACTTCTGGTAGCTCTGGTACCTCTGGTAATAACGGAACAAGTGGTACTTCTGGCAGTACAGGAACAAGCGGTACAAGTGGCACAGCTGGTACTAGTGGTACATCTGGTATTACAGGCACTTCTGGTACATCAGGTAGCTCAGGTACATCAG